AGTTACACAGGATTAGGAACAGAATTAATGACAACCGGTGAGAATGCCGGTACATGGGGAACAAAAACAAATACAAATTTACAAATCTTAGAGCAAATTGCTGGCGGCTATGTTTCAATAGCTTGTAATACCACGGGAGCTACAACTTTAGCTGTATCCGATGGAGCAGCAACTGATGCTAACCAAGTTGGACACAGAATTATAAATCTAACAGCAGCTCTTGCTGGAAACATAACCGTAACTATCCCTTTAGATGTTCAAACTTTTTACATAATTAAAAATGCTACTACTAATGCATACACAGTTGAATTCAAATATGTTTCTGGCTCTGGAAGCAGTGTTACGTGGTCAACTACTGATAAAGGAACTAAAATTCTTTATGCAACAGCTAATGATGGAACTAATCCAGATATTGTAGATGTTATGGCTACTTCTTCAGAGATTACTTTAGCTAATACTAACGCTCTTTTATTCAATGATGCTGATAATTCAGCAGCTGTTGGATTTAAAGCGCCGACTACTGTATCCGGAGCAGTAACATGGGTTTTACCAGCAGCAGATGCAACGACTTCTGGATATGCTCTAACTTCTGATGCTTCTGGTACATTATCATGGACATCAGCAGGAATATCAACAGGGAAAGCTATTGCAATGGCAATGATTTTCGGGTAATAACAATAAAGGAATTAAATTATGGCAAATCCAAATATAGTATCAGTCGCAACAATTAATGGTGGTTCATTAGGTTGGAATCTTTCAGCAACTTTAGATAGTTTAATTACAGTCGCTGCTGAATATATTTTAAAAATTAATAGAATAGTAGTAGCAAATGTAGATGGTACAAATGGTGCTACAATTGATGTAGCAATTACCATGGCAGGAACTCCAGCTCAAACTGGTCTTACTGTTAATACAGCAGCCGCAACTACTTTTTATTTAGCAAAAACTATTGAGGTTCCAGCTGACGCTTCGTTAGTTGTTTTAGATACACCAATTTATTTAAGAGAGACAGACATTTTAAAAGCTAAAGCAGAAGCAGTTTCTGACTTAGATTTATTCATATCATATGAATTACTAATCGACTAGGAGGTTTAAATTATGGCTGGCAATGGCGAAATAATTGAACCTTTAAATAGTATATATACTACTAAAAATGTAATAATATTTACATGGAGAGAGGTAGTATCATAATGGCTCATTTTGCAGAAGTTATAACAGATGATAATACAGTTTTAAGAGTAATTGTAGTAGGAGATGATGTTGTACAAGCAACAGGAGGAAATCTTTCTGTAAAAACAGAAGAATGGTGTACATCTAATATACCTAATAATCCTTCTTTTGAAGGAGAGTATCCCCAAACTTATTGGAAACAGACTTTTAAGGACAACTCACACAGAAAAAAATATGCAGCTATTGGAGATATCTATGATGCTGCAAAAGATAAATTTATAAGTCCTCAACCCTTTGCGTCTTGGACTTTAGATGCAAATGATGATTGGCAACCTCCAATTACAAAACCAAAACAATATGTAGGTGCTGATCCATTAGCAGAAAATGTTGTTATTGAAGATTCATGGGATGAAGACAATCAAAGATGGAATGGAATTCAACCCGAAACTGATGTAAACTATGTATGGAGTACAATTAATAATGAATGGGAGGGAGTATAATGTCAGGAAGTCCGCAAAATTTTTCAGGTGCAGGTAATGGTGGAATAATAGGGCCAACAAATACTACTACTCAAGGTGGTCCAATTGCCGCCGCAACAACTACATTTACTTCTCCTGGAACATTTACACAGACTTTCGGAGCCCCTGCATTACTAGACGTTTTAGTAATAGCTGGAGGAGGCGGTGCCGGCCAAAGAAAAGGTGGAGGCGGCGCAGGCGGAGGATATAGAAATATTCCTGCTGCTCCCGGATTCCCTTTTCCTTTTGCAGCTATTGATGTTACAGTAGGTGCTGGTGGAGCAGGTATAGCTGTTCCCAATTCTAATGCATGGGGTAACCCTGGTACTGATTCAGTTTTTGGAACCTTCACAGCCACAGGCGGTGGAGGTGGTGGTCCTCAACCCCCCTCAAATCCGGTTCCAAACTCAGGTGGCCATGGTGGATCTGGTGGTGGTGGAGCAGATGGAGGAGCTGTTGGTGGTCTTGGAAACACCCCTCCTGTAAGTTCTCCTGGCCCACAAGGAAACAACGGTGGAAATGGTGCACCTGATAATAAAGGTGCCGGCGGTGGCGGCGGTGGTGGCGCAACCGGAGGTAATATGAGCGGAAGCAAAGCTGGTAATGGTGCTGCTGGTTATCCATGGCCCATTAATAGTACAACATATGTTGGTGGTGGTGGTGGCGGAGCTTCAACTGGACCAATTAATCCTGGTGGAAATGGCGGTGACGCTGGACCTGGAGGTGGCGGTGCTGGAACAGGCGGCGATGGCGCTGGTGGAGACGGAACTGATGGCCTAGGCGGTGGAGGTGGATCCGGTGGATTTGCTTATCCTGGACCTGCTGGTGGAACAGCCGGTGGTGGTGGTGATGGAGTTGTAATTGTTGAAGCTCCTGCATTTACTCAAGCGGCACTAGCAAGTGGGGTATGGTCTGTACAAACACAACTGGATCTTGTAATAGATGGTACGTGGCCGACTTAATCAATAGTATATTTCCCAACAAAATTGATATTAAAAAAACTTTAGACAACATTCTTTTTGTTGATCATGATTTAATTGATTCCTCAAAAGGAAAATCTACTTTTAATTTCTCAATACCTATTCATATCACTCACACGGTTTTTCAACCTATTGTAGATCAGTTTTTAAAAATGGCTGGTGATGATTACTATGTCATAGATTTCTGGGCTAATATCTACAAGAACCAGGGATTTGTTAAATCCCATAATCATATATCTAAGGGAAGGGATTTATTTTTTGACAGTAAAACAGAAGACATGAGACTTAAGACAGGAGTATACTACTTTACTAAACCAGAAAAATCAGGTAATCTAGTTATTGAGGATAAAGAAATAATGATAAAAGAAAATGATTTTATAATATTTGGTAGTAGCTTAAATCACTATTCGATGCCTAATGAAACTAATGAAGATAGAATAATTTTTTCTATTAACATGGGTTATAAAGTTCATACCAAATGGAGAGAGAATGGTAGATTCTACAGATTCCTATAAAATTATAGATGATATTTTATCTAAAGATCTTCTAGATATAATCAACAAAACACTTTTTACTACTAATTTTTCATGGTATTATAATGAATATACAGTTGCCAAAAACCCTAAAAAATATAAAAACAGTTATGAACATTTTCAATTTACTCATTGGATAATTCTAAATAGTAAAATTAATTCTAATGCAGTATCTATGCTGGCAGAATTAATTAAACCTCTGCCTTTTAATTTTGAACAAATAGTAAGAGCTAAATTAAATTTTTTACCACAGTATAGAGTAGAGAGTAACAGGGACAAACATAATATACCTCACACAGATCTAGAAAGAAAACATAAAGTAGCTATTATTTATTTAGATGATAGTGATGGTTTTACTTATTTATTTAATAAGGATGCTACGGTTTTAAAAAAAATAAGTCCAAAGACAGGACGAGTTTTACTATTTGAAGGTCATATGTATCACGCTAGTTCTCATCCAATTGATAGTAAGAAAAGAATTGTTTTTAATATAGATTATATAGAATGATTACTAAAGCAAAAGACATTTACAATAAAGATATTCTTTTAAATGAGAAGCAAGAACAAGTTATGATGGAGTGGGAAAAACCTTACATGGAAGAATGTATAAATATGCTTCAACCATGCGGACATGTTTTAGAAATAGGATTTGGACTAGGCTATTCAGCTAATCAGATACGCAAGTTTAATGTTAAAAGCCACACTATTATTGAATCTGATGATTTAATTTATAACGACTTACTGAAATGGGCTGATGATAAAACTAAACCGGTTAAAGGATACTGGCAACAGGAACTATCTAAACTTGAAAAATTTGACTGTATATTCTTTGATGACTTTGCTTTAACAGATGTAAAACAAGAGAACGACTATCGAATATTTGAATTCTATTACAAAATTGCTAAAGACCATATTAAGCCAAACTCAAGGTTTGTTTTTTATTGTGATATGGATTTGTATTGGCCAGTAAATCCATGGGTAAAATATGAGTGCAAACAAATTAAACTTGATATACCGGACAATTGTAACTATCCAGATATAAAAAATTTATATATTCCTTTAATAACTTTTACTAAAGCAGACTTAAATTTAAAGAAAATATACATAGGAAAGGATCTATGAAACAATTTTATAAGACACTCTATGTTAATGACTTTATTTACGGATACTTAGATAATATCAATCATGAGGAACTAGAAAAAACATGCATTGAAAACTACAAAAAAAGACTTAATGAGAATCGCTGGCACACACGTTATGAAGATATTGCTATTCCTTTTAGTGAGGAGATTACAAAGATCATAGATCAAATGAGTTTAGCTTATAGTAATAAATTTAATAAATCTTTAATTTTAAAGGATGAACCTATTAATTTCTGGGCCCAAGTTCATTATAAAAATGAAAGCACTCAATCACATAATCATTTAAATGTAGATTATCCTAAAAATTCTCCCGATGTAAGTGGTGTGTATTATATAAAGGTACCTAAAAATAGTGGAGATTTAGTATTAAAATATAAAAAACATAAACTAGATTTTAGTTCCATAGTGTTTAATCCTGAAGAAAGAAAATTTATTATTTTTCAATCAGGATTGGATCATTATGTAACCCCTAACTTAAACGAAGAACCACGGATCATTATTTCTTTTAATTTTAAAATCATATGAAACATTTTTACCACACCATACAAGGCTGGTTTGATTTTCCTGTTCTTTATTCAGAAATGGTTTCAAAGTACGACAATGCAAAATTTATAGAAGCCGGTGTTTGGAAAGGGAAATCTATATCTTATTTAGCGGTAGAAATTATTAATGCGAAAAAGAATATAACCATTGATGCTATAGATAACTTTCCTATTAATTTACCTGGCGATGAAACAGCTTATCAAGAATTTTTAAATAACATAGAACCTGTTAAAGATAAGATTACATTAATTAAAAAGGACAGTGTGGAAGCAGCAAAAGACTATGAAGATGAATCTGTGGATTTTATATTTTTTGATTCTGAACATTCTCAAGAGCATGCCACGCAGGAAATAAAAGCTTGGTATCCTAAGATTAAAAAAGGTGGTTTTTTAGGAGGCCATGATTATGTTAATTTATACCCTAATAAAAAAGGAGTGGGTTTTGCAGTCACTAATATATTTAGACATCGTATAAAACTATATCCAGGCAAACAATGTCCTGATATAACGGAGGAGATTGTAAACAACCCTTTACATAATAATATGATATTTGGACCAAGTTGGTTACATCATAAAAAATAATATGAACTTAGAAAATATATATTGGTATTTTGATGGGATTCTTCCACATAGGTTTTGCGATGAACTTATAAAATATGGAAATCACCACGAGGATCAACTGGCAATGACAGGTGACCAGCATGATAAAACATCGAAAGGCATTCCTTTAAATGAAACGGATATTAAAAATTTAAAAAAGAAAAGGGATTCTCGTGTTGTTTGGTTAAGCGATCCTTGGATCTATAAAGAAATACATCCCTATGTTCACGGAGCTAACAGAAATGCTGGTTGGAATTTTGACTGGACTTGGTCAGAAGCATGTCAATTTACAAAATATAAAACAGGTCAGTATTATGGGTGGCATACTGATAGTTGGGCTAAAGAATATAGAGAACATAATAATATAAATTATAATGGCAAGACAAGAAAACTTTCAGTGTCTGTTTTGTTGTCCGATCCTTCCGACTACAAAGGAGGAGATCTTCAATTCAAAAACAAAATGCAAGAAGAAGGAGATGAGTTATGGGAACCACCATCATTAAAGAAGGGTTCTATTATTGTTTTTCCTTCTTTTATATGGCACCGAGTAAAACCAGTAACGGATGGAATCAGATATTCATTAGTAGTGTGGAATCTAGGAGCCCCATTTAGATAGGAGAAAAGATGAGTTTTAAAAAAAATAAATATGCTGTACTTAGAAATGCACTATCCACGGAGTTGTCGGGTTTTATTTATAAATATTTTTTATTAAAAAGAACTGCTGCAAAAACTCTTCTGGATGAAAAACATATCTCACCTTATAATGTAGATTGGGGTGGATGGAATGATGCACAGGTTCCAAATACTTATTGTGCCTATGGAGATGTCGCCATGGATACTTTGCTTGCAGAACTTAAACCTTTAATGGAAAAAGAAACAGGATTAAAATTATATGAAACTTACTCCTATGCAAGGATTTATAAAAAAGGAGATGTTCTTAAGAGACATAAAGATAGATTTAGTTGTGAAATTTCTACTACTTTAAATCTAGGAGGAGATCCTTGGCCTATATATTTAGAGCCTTCGGGTGAAGTAGGTAAAGCAGGTATTCAAATAGATTTAAATCCAGGAGACATGTTAATTTATAAAGGAGAATTATTAGAACATTGGAGAGCAGAATTTCCAGGAGAAAATTGTGGTCAAGTCTTTTTACATTACAATAATGCAGAAGGTCCTGATGCTAAAAAAAATAAATACGACACACGACCTCATTTAGGACTACCCTCTTCTTATAAAAGCAATTTACATACAAGTTAGAGTCGATTATAGTATTACCAAAAATTTAAAAAGCATATATAGTAGGTATTCTATGTTACAAAAAATAGGGTTTTTACCAGGATTCAATAAACAAATTACTCCAACAGGAGCCGAAGCTCAATGGACGGATGGTGAAAATGTTCGTTTTAGATATGGCACTCCTGAAAAAATAGGAGGATGGTCTCAATTAGGAGACCAAGCTTTGTGTGGAGCTGCTCGAGCTCTTCATCAAATGGTCAACAAAGATGGTATTAAATATGGCATCATTGGAACCAATAGAATTTTATATGCATATTCTGGCGGGGTGTATTATGACATACATCCAATTAAAACTGACTTTGGAGCCTTAACAGACAAGCTCGCTTCTACTTCAGGCTCTGCTATTCTTACCATTACTTTATCTACAACTGCTGGAATGACAGCAGGAGATATTTTATTTCTTGAAAATGTTACCATTCCTACAGGCTCAGGTTATTCAGCTTCTGATTTTGACGATAAAACTTTTATGATAACTGAAGTAGTAAATTCTACTTCAGTTACTATTACTATGGGCTCCAATGCCAGCGCAACCGCTACGGATGGAGACTGTTCTGTTAAATGGTATTACCCAGTAGGCCCAGCTGAACAGGTTGGAGTTTATGGATATGGAATATCACAATGGGGAGGTAGTGTAACCAATCCTCAAACGACAACTTTAGATGGAGCCTTAGGAGACGATGTTTATGGAACCGGAGGATCAGGAACAAGCATTACTTTAGATTCGGTTACTGGATTTCCAACTACGGGTACAAATTATATTTTAGTAGGCACAGAAGAAATTTCTTACACGGGAGTTTCAGGAAGTAATCTAACAGGAATAAGTAGAGCTGCAAGAGGAACAACAAGAGCCGCTCATTCTGATGGAGCAACGGTTACTAATTATAGTGACTATGCTGCATGGGGTCAAGCTGCAGCAACTACGGACAAAGTTGCAGAACCTGGTTTATGGTCCTTGGATAACTTAGGATCAACCCTTATTGCTTTAATTTGTAATAGTGCTGTATTTGAATGGGATGCAGATGCCTCTAATGCAACAGCAACCAGAGCTACTATTATTTCTGGTGCACCAACAGCGTCTAGAGATATGTTAGTCTCGACTCCCGATCGTCACTTAGTTTTATGTGGAACAGAAACAACCATTGGTACACCAAGTACTCAAGATGATATGTTTATAAGATTCTCTAACCAAGAGGATATAACTGACTGGGCACCTACCGCAGTCAATAGTGCTGGCACACAAAGACTGGCTGCCGGCTCACGGATCATGGGAGCTAAGCTCGGTAGAAATGCAATTTATGTATGGACCGATACTTCATTATTTACTATGAGATTTGTTGGAACTCCTTTTACTTTCGCCTATGAACAAGTGGGAACGAACTGTGGATTGATAGGAAAGAATGCATCTGTCGAAGTGGATGGTGCTGCGTACTGGATGTCTGATAATGGTTTCTTTAGATTTACTGGTAAACTAGAATCGATGGACTGTTTGGTTGAAGACTATGTTTATGATGATCTTAACACAACTTCAA